GCACTATTTGTCGATGGGAGATATTGTCTGGGACGTGACGTCGCCGTACTGGGGACAGCCGAGCTGGTATCAGTTGCAGGCGACGGCGCCGCGTTTTGGCGGGATGAATACGGCAAGCGCCCGCGCTGCATCGTTCGAGAAAAATCCAGGTTCGCAAGTGCAGCTGCATCCCTCGCGGGTCGTGCGCTTCGTCGGACTGCCGCCGCCGGACATCCTGCGGTCGTCGACCATGTCGTTCGGCGACAGCGTCCTGCAGCCGATCAACGACACGATTAAAGCCTGTGGAATGATAGCTGGCTCGTTGGCGACGCTGATCTCGGAGATGAAGCTCGACGTCGTCAAGGTGCCAAATCTGAGCGAGGAGTTGTCGACGCAAACCGGGACCGACAAGATTATCAGTCGGTTCAGCAACGCGAACGTCGCCAAGTCGATCATCAACACCATTCTGCTCGACTCGAGCGAGGAGTGGCAGCGCATCGGGACCAATTTGGCCGGGGCTGAGTCATTGCTCACGGCGTATCTACAGATTGCGTCGGGTGCCGCGGATATTCCGGCATCGCGCTTTCTTGGGTTACCGCATCGTGGCCTCAACACCACCGGCGAGGCGGATTTTCGGAACTATTACGACCGGTTGGCGAGCGAGCAGTCGGTGAACCTGACGCCGGCGATGAACATTCTTGACGAGGTTCTGATTCGTTCGTCGTTGGGCAATCGGCCGGACGAAATCTATTACGAATGGAACTCGCTGTGGCAGCAGACGGACGGCGAGAAGGCGGATTTGGCGTTGAAGAAGGCGCAGACCTACAAGATCGACGCCGACGAGGGCCAGATACCGCCGACCGCGCTGGCTCATGCGCGCATCAATCAGTTGATTGAGGACGGGTTCTATCCAGGGCTCGAGCAGGCGCTTGCGGATGCGGAGGCCGAGGGCGACACAGTCGAGGAGCAGAACGCGCCCGCGCCACCGCCTCCGCAGCTCGCTCCGTTCACGGGACAACCGCCAGATCCGAATGCGCCGCCGGCTGATCCAAACGCTGCCTTACTGCCGCCGCCGATGCCGGCACCGAACGCTTCAACCAACGGAGAATAAACCTATGAAGAGAGTTTTGGCTACGACCGCCATCCTGGCGGCGCTTACCTGTCCTGGCGCGGCCAGCACCGTCACGCTAGGCGGTGTGACCTGGGACACCACCAACTCCGGCAGTCTGAGCCTCGGAAACGTGGTGCCCGCCGGGAATCAGCCGCAGAACGCGCCGTGCGTCATCTGCGGTGCCAACCAGCCGCAGCAACCGGCGAATTTCGGCTACAACGACTACAGCAACAACGGAAGCGTGTCTTCGATCACCGCCTTCTCCGATCAAGGCAACGGCGGCCGCAACACGCTTGCCGACAACACGTTCGCCACCGGCTACACCGTCGGCGCTGGCTCACCCTTCCTGCTCTTTCTGCTCGCCCACGGCGACACCAGCCTCGGCTTCAGCATCGGCGTTGACGTCAACGACACCAACCAGGCGCAGACGCTGAACTCGTTCTTCTTCCTCGACTTCACTACGCATACCGTGCTGGCGTCGTTCACCGGCGGAACTCCTGGCAACGTGCCGTCACTCAACAATGGAACAGGCTTCCCGGACTACTCTATCACCGGAGCTCTCCTCAACCTCAACGATGTCCATCTGGGCGACACGATTGGCTTCGTGGCGCTCATGTCCGGGTTGAACGACGGGCCGGACTCGTTCTTCATTGAGGCCGCACCGGCGGCAGTGGTGACCCCGTTGCCAGCAAGCTTGCCGTTCTTCGCCGCCGGCTTGCTGGGCTTGGCCGGGCTGACGCGGTCGCTGCGCCGGCAATGCCTGGGAGTGTAACCGCAACATGACTCAGCGTGACCACGCCCGGTTGGCCTTCCTGCTGCTGGTCGTGGTCACGCTGGTTGCTGCCGGAGTGTGGAGATGACCAGGCACCCTCCCAACCGGAAGCGCCGCCACAAGGTGGCCGCCCATTGGCGAGTCATCCGCCTCAAGACCGGCCGCCGGAAACGCATTCCGGTCAAGGGCAGCGAGCGTGGGGGGAAGTAGCTATGCAGATCCCGATCGGTTGGCTGGTGCGAATATCGGATCGAATTCGCGAATGGGGATCCGAAGATCTCTACGGTTCGTTCCGCCGCATGGACCCGGTCATAGCGGTCACGTCGGCTGCCATCACCGGCTATTACTGGGTCACTGGCGGATGGTTTCCCGCCTTCCAGACTGCCGCCAGCATAGCGTTCGGCATCGCGGCGGCGATGGTCCTGATGCCCGAGGAAAAATGAATTCCTGCCCTGCTGATCCATCCACAATGCTCAGTAAGCAGGAAGGCCCGCCGGGAGCACCATGTCTCTCCGGTGGGCCACCAAATTTAATGCAGAGGTAACACGATGACCTTGCAGGTTTTGAACGGCCCTTTCATTGACGCCGGCGAGTCGCTCTCGACTGAAATGGACTGCACGCCAGGCGAATTGGTGCGTCTCACCATGCCGGGTGCCTGGTCGGAGGCGGCGCCGCTGACGTTCCAGATCAGCACGGACGGCGTCTTCTACAATGATTTGTTCACGCTCGACGGCCATGAGCTCACGTTGCCGGTGGTGGTGCCCGGCGCGGCGGTGCTCGTTTCGCATGATGTCGGGCGCGCCGTTGCGTTTATCAAGTTTCGCTCGGGCACGCGTGCCGCTCCCGTGCCGCAGCAGGATCTGCGCGAATTTGCGGTGGCGATCGATGTACCCGACGCTGCGGGAGGCGCCGCTCGGTGAGCGATCCGACCGGCACAGCAGGCCTGCGTCGAGCGTTTCTCGCCGAAGGCAATCGCCGACTGGCGCGCGTGCGCTCGCTCACGCACACGATGCTGGTCGAGCACGACGTGATGGCGGCGCGCGGCGATCCGCTGGCGCAGTTGTTGCCGCATCCCGGCAACCGGCTGGCGGTGTTCATGCAATGGTTCGAGCAGACGGTTAACGCTCAGTTGCTCGGTGGCCGCTGGTGGGAGCGGTTCCTCGAGCGTGCCTACGCTTCCGGATTCAAGGCGGGCAGTGCGCTGACACACACGCCTCCCGGTGCCGCGCCACTGCCGACGGTGTTCCGCGAGCTCGCCGGTCGCGAGTTCGCGGGCATCGCGGCTGCGCTTGTGCAGCAGGTGGCCCGGCAAGCCGCCGGTGCCGCGCTCGGCCGGCGCAAGCCGCTGCCGATGTATCGCCAGGTTCTGCCGGTGCTGCGCAAGGTCGGTGATGCTCGCGTGCGGATGGCTGCCAATACTCTGACGGTCAAGGTGCATAACTCCGGCCGGTTGGCGCAATTCCGGGCCGCCGGCATCACACGTGTCGGCATCACGCCGGAACGCCTGGAGCCGCGCAAGCCCTCGCGGTTCTTGAAGCGGGATCATTTGCGGCACGATCATCGTCTGCACGATCGCGAGACCCTGGAGCAACAAAGACTACGCGAGGCAAACGAGTTGCTTGCGGCTCAGCAACGCCAACGGGAGGCCGAGCAAGCCCTGGCGCAAGCGGAGCTGGAAGCCGAGCAAGCGCGCGTGGCGGCCGAGGTTGAGGCCCATAAGGCTGGCGCCATGCTGGAGCTGAGCCGGGCGCAGGCTCAATCGGGATTGGCGGTTGCGCGCTCGCGAGCCGGCGAGGAAGTGGCGGCAGCGAAGGCCGCGACGGCGGCGAGAGAAAAAGAGGCGGCGGCAGCGTGGCAGAAAGTCCTGGCTGCCAGAAAAGAGGCGCGCGCGGCCGAGTATGCGGCGAAAGCGGCCGAGCAAGCCGTCGAGCAGGAGGCCGCACAGGCGGCCGCCGAAGAAGCCGCGGCGGTGGAGGCCGAGACCGAGCAAGCCGCAGCGGCCGAACTCGAGCAAGCCCTAGCGCCAGAGCCTGCGGAAGAAGAGGCGGCAGCGGAAGAAGTGAACGTGCAGACCGCGGGCGATGATCGCGTCTGTGACGAATGCGACGAGCTCGCAGCCGACGGGCCGTATTCACTTGACGAGGCGGACGACCTGATTCCCGCGCACCCGAATTGCCGCTGCGCGCTGGTGCCGGCGCTTGCTGATCCTGCGCAGCTTTCACTTCTAGGAATCGGCGGGGCAGAGGAAGGCTGATGGCGATCGGCATTCGCGTTGTTGGACCGCCGTTGGATGCACAACTCGATCGCAATCTGGAAAAGTATCGGCTGAAGGTCCAAGCCGCGATCGACTCGGCCACCGATCAGCTAGCGGAGACGATGGTTGAGAAAGGCCGTGATGACATTGCATCGGCCGGCAAATTTGGCTCGCGCTGGACGACCGAGGGATTGACGTCTGACGTCAGCGGCAGCGGCACCATCCGCACCATCACGATTCGGGAAGCGGTGCCGTATTGGCGGGTCTTTCAGAACGGCGCCATTATCCAGGGAAAACCGCTGCTTTGGATTCCGTTGAGTTTTGCGACTGAAGCACAAGGCGTTAGCGCGAAGGACTATCCGGGGCGGCTGTTTCGGGTCGATCGCAAGTCCGGCGGCGTGCCGCTGCTGATGTCGGCTGATGACAAGCAGCCCAAATACTCCGGCCACGAGAGTGTTCGCATTCCCAAGAAATTCCATCTGGTGGAGATCGTGACCGCCGAAGCCAAGACATTTGGCGCTCTCTACCGGGTTGAGATGACCAAATCCTAACGGGAGGGTAGTCACATGAGTTTGAGCGGACTCATTCTGGGCATCATCAACATCGCCATTGTGATCGCCATCCTGCTGTTGGTCGGGGCGATCATCCTATGGTTCTGCAGTTGGATCGGGTTTGCCGTTCCGGACATGGTGCGCAAGCTCTACATCGCTGTGGTCGCGCTGATCGGGCTCTACATGCTGGTGGCGTTGGCGTTCGGCATCCCGTCGATCCGCATCATCTCGCATGCTGGCCTGGTGCCGTTGGCGCTGACCTGATGCCCAGCGACCGGCAGTTTTTCTTTTCCGTATTCGTGTTGGCCGTGGCCGCGATGCTTGGGCTTGCGGCCTACGGCTATTTCAGCGGCGCGTGGGACCGCAATCCGATCGCGCCACCAGCCATAGTCGACTGAAAGGTCACACCCATGAACATGCTCGATAGGATCGAGATTGAGGAGCGCTGCGACCTCAACGACGCCGGCGCCAAAATGCGGATTACTGAAGACGGCTATCTGGTAGCGTCGCCGCGCATCGCCCGCACCGGCATCCAGCTTTACAGCGGCCACGAGGTTGGCCGCGATGACCTCGAGGTGGTGCGAGTCTATCGGCCAGCCGAGCAGGTGTTCGACAAGGCGGCAATGGCATCGCTGGCCTGGCGGCCGGTCACGCTCGATCATCCTGACGACGCAGTCACCGCGAAGAACTGGAAGCAGCTTGCCGTCGGGTATGTCACCGGCAAGGTCGCCCGCGACGGTGACTATATCGAAGTGCCGCTCGCGCTCATGGATCACGACGCAGTCACCGCGGTGCAGAACGGCCATGCGCAGTTGAGCGTCGGCTATGGGGCGAAGCTCGTTTGGGGCGATGGCGTGACGCCGGCCGGCGAGCCTTATCACGCGGTGCAGACCGACATTCGCGCCAACCATGTCGCCATCGTCAAGCTGGCGCGCGGCGGCGACAAGCTGAAAATCGGGGATCGCAAGCGCATTCCCAAGCAAAAGGGCGATACCGCCCGAAAGGAGAAGGCCATGAGTGTAAAGACGATCGACGGCGTCAACATCGAGTTGGAGGACAAGGACGGTCAGATTCTCGACCGTTACCTCGGCGGTCTGCAGAGCAAACTGGCCGACAACGAAAAGAAGGTCGGTGAGCTGACTGCGCAAGTCGTAGCACTCGGCAAAACCGTCGAGACCAAGGACGGCGAGATCATTGGCCTGAATAAGAAACTGGCCGACGCCGAATGGACGCCGCAGAAACGCGACCAGTCCATCCGCGACAGCATGGAAGTGTTCGACCGCGCGCGCTGCGTGCTCGGAGACAAACTCGTGACCGACGGCAAGACCGACATTCAAATCAAGCGCGAGGTTGTGGCCGCCGAGATCGGTGACGACGACGCCAAGACGATGTCGGACGAAGCCATCAACGGCGTATTCCGCGCCGTGACGCGGGAAGTCAAGAAAGGCGGATTGCAGCGGACGATCGATGCATGGTCGCGGCCACTGCCCAACCCGAGCTTGACGCCGTCCCAGACCGCCTACGCAAAGTACGTCGACGGCCTAACCAACGCCTACAAGGCCAAGAGCGCGTAACGTAAATATCAACCAATGAGAGGAGGGTAGAACATGCCTGCTGTTCAAACCACTTATAGTGCGACGCTCCAGCCTGGTCTGGAAGGCCAGGTCGCCACCATGCTCGACGATGATGACGTCGAGACTCGCCTCTGCGAAACAGCGGCGGGCATCGCATTCGGGCGAGCGGTGTCGGAAGGCACCAATGCCCGCGGCGCCGTGCTCGGTGGGGCCACTAAGTTCATCGGCATCAGCTGCATCGATACCACGCTCATCATCAAATCCGGCCAGACCGTCGATCTGTATCAGCAGCGCGATAGCATGGCGGTGTTGAATGAGGGCGATATCTGGGTGCGTCCGGTTGCGGCCGTCACGCACGGCTTGGCGGCCACCTACGACAGCACAACCGGGCAGCTCAATCCGGCTACCGCCGGCGTCGCGATCCCGGCCTCGCGCTACATCACGTCGGCCGGCGCCGGCCAGCTCGCACTGCTGCGGCTCACCGCAACCGCTCCGGGTGCGTAACCCAGCAAAGATGGAGACCAACACATGAGTTACCAATTCGGCGATGCTGCTCAGCAGGCGCTCAGCTTCGTGGTGCAGCAGGCACAATATATCGAGCCTCAAGTTTACGAGGTGGCGTATCCCGAGATTCAATACCCAAACCTGGTGCCGATCGATTCGTCAGGGAACGAGTGGATGAAATCGGTCGCGTTCTTGTCGAGCGACAAGGTCGGCCAAGCAGGCTGGTTCAATCACCTCGCAGCAGACGTTCCGTTCGCAGATGTCATGCTTAACAAGTTTGAGCAGGGCATTGAAATGGCCGCGATCGGGTATTACTGGACCCTGGAAGAGACGGGCCAGCAAGCGATGATTTCCGGACCCACCATCAACAGGGTCATGGAACGCGCCAAGGCCGCGCGGCGAGCCTCCGAGGAAATGATCGATCGCATCGCGTTTTTCGGCGACACCACCAAGGGCTGGACTGGCCTCACCAACGATCCGAACGTCACGATTACCGGCGCCCCGGCCGACGGCACGGGCTCGTCGGCCTTGTGGTCGACCAAGACGGCCAATCAAATGGCGCGCGACGTCGGCCTGATCCTGTCGGGAGTTTATACCGGCTCGCTGACGACCGAAATCGCCGACACGCTGCTGCTGCCACCGGATCGGTTCACGGTATTGACCCAATCGTTGGTTACCAATACGGCTGTGACCGGGCTCTACCTGGTGCAGACCGGCAATGCCTACAGCGCATTGACCGGCAATCCGCTGATGATCCGCACGGTGCGCGGACTCGAGACGGCGGGCGCCGGCGGCGTGGCCCGGGCCATCGCCTATCGGCGCGCCCCGGAAATTCTCAAGCTGCATCTTCCGATGCCGTTCAACTTCCGCCCGCCCATGCAGGTCACGACGCTTCGCTTCGATGTTCCCGGCATCTTCCGCACCGGTGGCGTCGAGGTTAGAAGGCCCAAGTCAATGCAGTACTTGGACGGAATTTAAATACCACAAGTTGGCCAATGTAACGCAATGGGAGTAACGTCATTGTCTTCAAAACAAGGAGACAGACGATGCTTCCTCAGAATAGTGCCAAACAGGCGTTGTTGCTTACAGCGTTGAAAAAGGTGCTTCGGTACGATCCGCACACCGGTCTCTTTCACTGGAAAATCGAGACTCAGGCTCACGGCGGGCGGATCAAGCCAGGAGACCCCGCGGGCACGCTAAGATCGGATGGATATGTCCAAATCGGGTTTAAGGGACACATCTTCCGGGCACACCGTCTAGCGTGGTGGTTCGTCAAAGGCGAACTGCCTTCTGAATTGGATCATAAGAACGGCATTCGGTCGGACAACCGCTGGCGCAATCTCCGGCTTGTTACCCGAACTCAGAACAATATTAATCCAGTCAACAGGCTGCGCTCCGACAATAAAAGCGGTCATCGCGGCGTATCATGGAAGACGCATCGCAGCGGTCGCAGTTGTTGGCATGCGCGCATCACGGTGAACGGGCGCATCATTCTTCTCGGCGACTATGCCGATCTCGATCAAGCAGTGGCTGCCCGTAAGGAAGCAGAGCGCCGTTATTTCGTCTAACAAAGGAGAACTTCTATGACCGAGCACAAGGAAGTCGCGAAGCAGGCGATCAAAGTCAAGAACACCGGCAAGGCCCCGCATGTCCTGCATGCCGCCAGCGGTGAGGCAAAGGTAATCGGCCCCGGCCAGGAGGCCGAGGTCGAAGTCGCGGAGCCGCAGGCCAAGATACTGCAGGAGGCATCGAAGCGCGGTAGCCATCTCACGGTGTCGGGGCACGAGCCGGAGAAGGAAGAACCGTCCGAGGTCGAGGCCGCGACACCGGACGAGCAGAAGTCACGCCATGCACTGGCCGAGAAGGAAACCGAGCTGATGCAGGCAGGCCAGGAAGCCGGCAAGGATGCGCGCGAGAAGATGGCCAAGAAGGATTGGCAGAAGCTCGCGGCCGAGACCGGCATCGGTATCATGGGCCGCGGCGGCGTGGATGCGCTCGAGACGGTCGCCGAGGCGCCGGACGCACCGGCCAAGAAGAAATAGCGCCTGCGTTTCGTTTGGGGTGCCAGCGCTCGCCCCGCCTTTCCCTATTCCCCATATCGTCATAGGAGGCCAGCGTCATGGCAAACGCAGTATATCCGCTATTCAAGCAGTCGCTTCTTACTGAAGCCGACGCCAACAAGTCGCTCAACCAAACCGGAAGCAACGCGCCCTACGCGGCCTTGATCACGACCTCGTCCGGCTACACCTACTCGGCAGCGCATCAGTTCTATTCGTCGCTGTCGAACATCGTCGGAACGCCGCAGCCGATCACCACCCCGACGGTGGTCAACGGCACGTTCGACGGCGACGACGTCACCTTCACGGCCGTTTCCGGCACGGTGGTCGGCGCGATCGTGATCTACCGGCAGAACGCCGGTGCCAACACCACCTGGCGCCTGGTGTTGTTCGAAGACACATCCGTGACGGGTTTGCCTGTTACGCCCAACGGCGGCAACATCGTGATTACTTGGAATGCATCCGGGATCTTCACGCTGAGCGACGCCGAAGCGAAAGAAGACATCATTCGTATCGGCGAACTACCGGATGGGCTACCGCTCTATCGGTACAGCTACCGTCGTTCCCATATGCCTTCGATCGGTTTGCTGGCGCATGAGGTCGAAGACCAATATCCCGACTGCGTCGGTCGGCTCGGCGCGTATCAGGCCGTCGACTATCCAAAGGTCATGGAGCGCGCGCTGCATGGTTGACGACCCGCTCAGACACCTCCCTCGTGACGAAAGGGTGCTGTTCGACATGATCACGCACGCCTCGACCGGCATGCCAATCGAGGCGGTGCTGGGCGCGGCGGTCAATATGCTGATCAATGCGATCCGACAAAACTATCCATTCCGAAAGGACGCCGAACAGAAATTCGATGAGCTGTTTGGTCGTGGCAAGCAAATGTTGCTGGCCAATCACTATGACGCAACCACAGGCAGGCGGCGGACGGTGATCCCCCACACCCAAGTCCTCCGCATGCCGTATGTCATGGATCCGGATGCGACCAGGAAGCCGAATGGACGTTGACCTAAGGGCAAAATCGCAGACCATCGGTCCACCGTCCCTCGTCACGGATGTCGAGGACTTTCACACACCGAATGGTATCAGTGTGGTTTTGGTCGATGCTATCTTCCACGATCTCGGGGATTTGTTTCCTGCCCCGATTGCCAGTGCGGGTAATGTTCAACGACCGACACTGTTCAATGACACGAGTATATTTTGGATGCCGGCGCTGTTCGGCACTGCCTGGACCACACCGCAGGATTGGATCGACAATGACGGGGTGGGCAGCGCGGCTCTTGTCAGCCTGACGACCTTGCAGCCGGAATCTTATGATGATTCTGTCGGTGGGTCGTATGACATACAAACGACCTTCATTATCTTTACACCGCCTGTTGGTCACAACGATTTCATTTGCAGTCCATCCATGAGTGTCGGTGCCGTTCAGATGGCACCATCGCTGGTCAGTGATCTTGAAGCCGTCATTGAGCCGGATATCGTCGGGTCATATAGCACCACCGCCGCAGTCGTGATCGATGCTGATCAGGTCATGTCATCGGCTGTCCTGCTGATGATCCAGTACTTGACGCCATCGACCCATGTCGATGTCGAGGACACGTTAGATCCTGACGGGGTAGCGGCCTTCGGCCATTTGATGCCGGAGCTGGGCATCATGGACGCGGACATCATTTCCGACTCGACCCTGGTTCCTGGTGTTGTGAGTTTGTCGGCGGGTTTCATCGCTGCGCCGGAAGCCGAGTACCCGCCCGATCTGCAGGCGAGCGCCGCGTTAATTGCCTCATTGGTGACCGACGACGACCAATCCCACGATGTCGTCGCTTTGCCTGGTGATGTTTTGTGGCAGGATCCCGACACGACGCATGACGATGCGTTCAGCGGCTCGTCCATGCTTCCGGGGCCGGTCGGGATGCAGGTCGATTGGTTCGGGGACACCGATTTGTTGTACGCATCGGTATGCATGCGTGGCGATGCGAATATCGGACCGTATCCTTACGAGGTGTTGGATGTTGTTTTCAGGGCGACATTCAATCAGATTTCTATCTTCACCATGCCGAGATACATCGACTTTGATCGCTTTTTCTCCGCTCGCGTCAGTGGCGGCCATTACCATTCCACGCAGGGTTCGCGGCTTGTCGGTTCGATGTCCGGCCCGGCCTACATGGTTGGTGGCATGAAGACACACTCCCTCAAAGGTTCGATTGATACTGCAGCATGACCGAGCTTCGGCAAAACTTCAGTCTGATCGCGGGCGATGACACCGATGTCGATTATGGCATCGTGCCACCGCCCGATCCGCCGTTTGACATGGCGCAGGTAAACATGACCTGGACCGCCTATCCGCAGGTGCGCGGGGTTGCCGACAAAACCATGTCGGTCGTCATCAAGACCACATCCGACGGGAGCATCGTCGTCGAGGATGCGCCGTCTTATGCTTTCTCGGTTCTGCTCGCTTCCGCCGATACCATGGCTCTATCCGGCAACTATTATTATGAGATCGTCATCATCGATCCGTTGGCCGACAACCGGCGCTCGACGCCGACCATCGGAACGATGACGGTGATCGACACCGCGAATCCGATCAATGTCGTCGCTTTCAAATCCATGTTCCCGGAGTTCATGGCGGTGGACGACAGTGTGGTGCAGACGGCTTTGGACGAGGCTGCGCTGTTCATTGGGGATGATTGGGATCCAGTGGATGCGCAAGCCGCGACCTTTTATCTGGCGGCCCACTTCATAGCGCAAGGCCAGGCGTCGGCAGGCGGGAGCGGCCGATTGGTCACCTCGGAACATATCGGACAGATCTCGGTCCAGTACGCTGCGGCTTCCACAGCTTCCGGTGGGTCGTCCTATCCGTCGTTGACCAATTCGTCATATGGCTTGATGTTCCTCGCGGTGATGCGGCGCAACAGCCCGGGAATTGCCATCGTATGATCGACTATGGCAGAGAGCGCGCTATTTCCGACAGCATGATCCGCAAGTACGGGGCGCCGGCGATCTTGCGGCGTGACAGCGGCGATCGCCCGTGCTTCGCCTTCATCGTGGATTACACGCCGCAGGAACGCATGGGTAAGCTCGTCAACCAGACCGACCGCAAGGCGTTGGTGTCCGCAGTCGGTCTCGGCCTCGATCCGGATAGTGAACAGGATCGCCTAGTGACCTTGGATCCCGTGACCGGCGCCGAGAGCGAGACCCTGCGCATCGTCTCGCCTGTCGGAAAATTGGTGCCGGGGAATATCGTGATTTATTGGGAACTGCAGGTCAGGCGCTGATGCAGGACAAGCGCGAGATGATCCTGTCGCGGTTGTTGACGCTGTTGGGGACGGTCAATGGCGGACCGGAAACCCTGTCGGTGTTTCGCAACCGTGCCGAAATCCCGTCGGAGAAACTCCCGGCCCTTGTTCTGTTGGACGGCAAGGAGGTTCTCAAGAACCCACAGGCGGTCCACACGCGCGGTGGTGCGCGCGCCCCTGGCATATTCGAACTGACGCCGCAGGTATTCATCGTTCTCAAGCCGCGTGACACGATAGAGAATACCGGCGTCGGTGAAGAGTTGTCCGGCTTACGGATGCGGGTGCTCAATGCCTTCACCTGGGATGACGAACTGAGCGCCCTGCTAGGTGCGAACGGCGAATTGATGCACACCGGCCACATCTCGGATTTGCAGACCGGATCAACGGTCGTCGGTCAAATGCAACTGTATTTCCAACTGACCTATGTCCTCGATCCATCCGATCTCCACTGAAAGAGAAGGAGACTTAAACCATGGCTTACGGCGTCAGTAGTCCAGATGTCAGTAACCTTGCGGTCGGCAAGGGATTCATCCTGTTTAAACCGGTCGATCAGGTCAGTTTTTTTCATGTCGGCAACGTGCCGACGTTTACCTTCACGCCCAAGGTGACGTTGCTCGACCATTACAGCTCGATGGCGGGCTCGCGCATCAAGGATCTGACCATCATTACCGAGAAGTCAGGCGAGGTGAAGATGGACCTTGAGGAATTGACGGCGCAGAATTTGGCGATGTTGCTGATGGGCGACGTCGGCAACGATGGTGGTACGCCGCCAAATCCGCAGGTGCAGATCTTCTCGCGCAGCTCGTTTATTGGCGAGTTGAAGTTCTATGCCACCAACGAAGTTGGGCCGCGCTGGTACGTTGATCTGCTCAGCGTGAACCTGACACCGAGCGGCGACTTTTCGCCTATCATCGACAACGCTTTCGTCAAGATGGTCGTGTCTGGTTCGGTGCAGTCGATCGACGGCGTGTTCGGCACCATGACGCTGATGCCGCCGGTGAATTCAATTGCGCCGTCAAATGTGCTGCTCCCGACGATCACGGGCGGCGCGTCCATATCTTCGCCTGGCGCCCCGAAGGTCGGAGATGTGCTGACAGCGACCATCGGCGGTTGGACTGGAGCGCACAGCTATACCTACGCGTGGCAGAGCGTCACCGGCACGACTGGCCCGTGGGTGCCGATCTCTCCACCACAGGCCGGTAAAACTTATACGGTGGTCGCAGGCGACGTCGGCAAATCGTTCAAGGTGATTGTGACCGGCGTCAATCCGATTGGTAGTACGCCAGCGACAAGTACGAATACGCTGGTAGCCGCGGCGACCTAAGCCCAAAACAAAGGAGAAAGGGCACATGAATAGCCTGCTAGACCTCGGACCATTGACCGAGGATGTCGAAATCCGCGGCGTCAAACTGACGGTGCGCGGGCTGACGGCTGCCAGTGTCTTCAAATTGTTCGCCGAGTTTCCCAATATGCAACAGGCGCTCGCGGAAATGGGGACTAGCGGCTCCGGCATGTTGGAGCTGGCGCCCGATCTGTTTGCTAAAGTGATCGCGATTGCGACCGGATCGCCGGACGACGCAGCGGTTATAGCAAAGGCGCGGGAGCTCGGAGCAGCCGATCAAATGGCGATCCTGTCGGCGGTGCAGAAGCTGTCATTTCCGCAGGGCTTCGGCCCTTTCGTCGATCAGATGGCCCGGCTGATGGTCATGGATACGCCGACCCAGTCGACCGAGCCGGGGAACTCATCGCACGCGCCATCCAACGCAGCATTGCAGACGGACTCTCCTGGTCTGACGCGTGGAGCATCACCCCGCGTCAATTAGCCTGCTGGATCAGATTAAGCGAACGCAATCGGCGCCTGGACCGGGCGGATGAGTTCGCCAATCTCTGCAATGCGCAAAGCGATAACAAACACATGCAGCAGTATATGCAGAAGCTGTTGATGGGTACGGAATGAAAGCGAGCGCATAAGATGGCCGAAGACGACATCGTCCAAAAAGTTGTCATCGAGGTTGACGACAGCGCGCTCGCCAAGGTTGGCACAGACGCGAAACAATCGTTTGGCCAATTACAGCAGGCGAGCGACAGCAGCAGCGCGTCGATCGGAAATTTCGGCAAGGCCGCCGCGCAGACCGGCAATCAATTCAAGCAACTGACGGAAGGCAGCAGCGTCACGCGCGGCGAATTGCGGGAGCTGTCGGTCATTTTGCGTTCGTTCGGTCTCGGCGAGGTCGGCCAATTGGCCCAGCACTTCGGCAAGATCGGCATATCGCTCGGGGTGCTTGGCGTTGCAGCGCTGGCGGCCGGCTACGGCCTCAAGGAGTTATTCAGCATCGCCACCGAGGCCGCCGACGCGGCCAAGGCAGTAGAGCATTTATCGACGGTCGTCGCTGACGCGCCCGCCAAACTGTCCATTTTGCAGGGCGCGTTGGAGCTATCGGGCGCTTCGGCCAAAGACTTCGGGTCGGCGTTCGATAGTTTGTCGCTCAAGGTGACCGAAAGCGCCGCCAAGATGGCGCAGGCAGCCCCAAACATAGGCGGAGTCATAGATAAGTGGCAGCTCGCAGGTGAAGCGGCGGCAGAGTCATTAGCCGGGGTCACCGAACAACTCGGGCGTATGGCGGCCGGATCCCAAAGCGTGTTGAGCCCTCTGACCTCGGTGAAGACCGTGGCCGAGGCGCTCCTCCAAGTTCTCGCCAAGGACGCGACATCGGTCAAGGACTTTGGCAATGGTATGAGTGGGATGACGCTGAATGCCACCAAGGCGGCCGATGAAATCAATAAGCTGTATAACAATGCCGACGCGCTGACCAAATTGAAGATCAAGGAGGCGTTGAAGATCGACGGTGTACCAGATTCCGTCATCAAATCTCTAACTGAGACGACCGACAAGTACAACGAGCTCAAGCAGACGGCCAAGGACAACAAATGGGCGACGGATGCGCTGGGGGATCTGGGACTGGCGATCGAAAGGACCAAGGAGCTGCTCACTGGTTGGGGTACGACTTTTGGCGGGGTTGCTGCTCTAGTAATTGCTTATATTGGACAGATCGAGCATGCAATTGTTGACTTTTTCACTGTGGCCGGCCAGGCATCGAAAGTCTTTGAGGCGATTGGGCAGACCATCCAGAATACGTTCACCAGTATCGCCACTACGATCGGGAATGCCTTCAATGCGATATGGGCGCCGATCCAGTCGGTGATCGATGAGATCGGCGGCAAGATCGAATGGCTGGCCGGGAAGGCGCAGGCCCTGATGTCGGTTCTCGGCGGGTTGATGGGGTACGGCTCGGGCGGGAGTGCCGGTGGTGGCGGCAGTGGAGGGATCGGGCATGCGGCGACCGGTGGGCTGTTCGTTGGTCCCCGTAGCGGCACCGACACGAATCTCGCCTGGTTGACCTCCGGCGAATACGTGATGAGCCTCGGCGCGGTGCAGAAATACGGCACCTCCTTCATGCACGCCATCAATTCCCTGGACGCCCCACGCTTCGCTTCGGGTGGTCTCAATGTTGGTGGGGTGATCGGTGGTAGCGTCAGTGCGGCGCCGCGCGTTCTCAATCTGACAATTGAAGGGCAATCGTTCGCGGGGATGTCCGTTCCCGAGAATACGGCGGCGGCCCTCGAACGGTTCGCCGTGCATAGCCAAATCGCCAGTACAGGCCGGAAGCAATCCTGGAGGCGTTGAGTGCCCGCTCCGCTCTACCCAGGACCGCCTTCAAACGATCAGACCGTGCTGTCCATCAGCGTCATGGGAGTGCCGTTGTACTCGGCGCGTGGGCTGTCGCAGACATTGGAGCCGATAGATGCGGCAAAGAACATGCGACGGTCGATCAATGGGATACTGACCGACGTCGCCCACCAACAGTTCCGCAAGTACAAATCCAAAATCACATGCACCGACATGCGCACCCCGTCATTCGACGGGGTCTGGCCAGGGTTGACGGTCACGGTCGATTGCGCCGCATTTTTGAGCTACCCGCTTGGTGGGACGCCGCAACGCCTGGTGATTATCGGCTCCAATTTCACTGAGGGGAGTTTCGTGTTTTACCGCCCGCGTCTGACCATGATGGTTGTGACCAACACGGCGCAGATTGACGAGTGGGCGGGGACGGTGCCCTGGGAGCTCGACCTCGAAGAGGTATGACGTGCCGTTTTATTTTGCGTGGTGCGGTCCGGGTGAGGTTTTCAGCGCCGCGCATTTGCGCGAGGACGAGGCTGTTCTGTCGTTCGACATCGTCCACACCGAGGGACAAATTCCCACGCTCGACATCGAGGTCAAGAACCCGCACGTCGGATTGTTGGCGCCCGGTAGAATGCAATGGTCGTGGTTCTCCTGGCAGGCCCAGAGTGGTGTTGTCACGCCCTTGTTTTACGGACGGCTGGTTGCGCTACCGTCGAACCTGCTGGGGGAAGTGGTCACGCTGAAATTCCTGGCTCGCCCCGTGGATTACCTTGCCCAGAAGCAGGCGGTGGCCGAGACGTTGAAGGTTTCGCCGTATTACGATCCGATCTGGATCGATCAATCCCATTTGGACGATCCCGACACAATTCTCGAAACCTACACCTCGTCCTGGCACGTGGACCGGTTCGCACAGACGGTCAGTATCAGTGACATCACCTTCGGCGAAGACGGGACCGAGGAGTTTCTATTGGAAGACTCCTATTACGACAGTGTTGCGATTTCCTTCTCGCAAGCCCCGCAGAACATGGTGATCTTCGACGGCACGATCAATTGGACCCAACAGGAAGTCGGTGTGATTGCCGTACCGGCCACCAGCCTTAGTGCTGTAAACGCGGCGCAGGTAGCCGCTGATTGGCCTGCCCCTGGTGATCAATTAGGGAATGGTGTCAGTGTCGCCAGCAGTTCGATCAGTATTGGTGGCGGTGGGTCGGTGACAGAGGATGCCCCGCAGGATGTAAGCATTCAGATCAAGAATTTCTCGGCTCACCATTCAAATGGGGACCTGTTGTCCTATGACTTGTCGATAACTGGCTACACTTCTGGAGGCGCTTTCAATGTCAATGGCTCCAGTGTTAGCGGTGACCCGCATACCGGCCAGGCCGGTGAGGGATTTTACAATGCCTCCTTTGCGGGGATCATGGATGTTCCTGCCAGTGGCGGAAACAATGTGCAGGGGAACATGGCGTTGCAATACGAGATGCAACGGGGGCGCACCGAGACACTCAAATTTGTCGTCGAGAGCGAGCTGCAATCGATCATTACCGTGCCTCAGGACGAGCCTTTCAATCCGATCAAGATATCGATGCAAGGCACCGATGTGACCCTTTCGGTGGCGGGAACTCCACCGCCGTTGGGGTATTCTGGACGCAGTACGTTCTTGCCGACCGACCGCGGGCTGCAATCCATGATCTATCCGATGTTGATCGCCCGGGCTCATTTGATGATGTCCGCGCGTGCGATCAAGGTGAGTTTCGATTGCACGTTCGAACGGGCTTTGAATCTCAGTTGCCGTAAGAATGTACTGCTCCATGACCCCAGACTGCCCGCTGGACAGATCATCGGGAAAATCACCGAGTACCATATCAAGGGCATCGGTGACACCGGCGCATTGATCGGGACGATCCAGTTGGAGTCGACGATCGGCACCGGTGATCAGATTTTCGTTTCGGAGGGGAGTCCGACCTACGCCGATGACGGTTATGTCGCAGTGGGGTATCAGTTCTACACCAACGCTGATTTGACACTTCCAACCGATGACCTGACGATCGAAATACCGGCGTCGTTCAATGTCGATGATGGCTTGGTGACGCCATTGACCTACGGCCAATTGGTGACGAAGTTTGAAATTCATCACGGCGCGAAGGTCAGTGACATCACCTCGTCACAACCATTCGTGCCCAACTTCTCCACCGATCCCAATACGTCGGACGTTAGTCCATCGGGAAGTGCCTCCAATCAATACCAAACGGTCCAGCAAGGCCAAACTTCCGTATGGCAGGCCTACGAAGATGCGATACGGTACAATCCGACCTGGCTCGAAATCAACATCGCGCCAGTTGCCGGGCAAACATACCATGCCGAATATGATCTCGGCGTTGCGTTTCTAACCGTTCCCAAACTGGTGGATCTAGAAGCGGCCAATGCCTAGTCTCGAGCAAATAATTCGACCGTTCGTGGTCGTTGATACGACACCACCCGCACTGGCGCAGACGAGTCCGGCGGTACCTTCACCAGCGACCACATTGGCGATCGGAAAAGGGGCTGGGGCAGGATCTGGACCGTCCACGCAAAAAACCTCCGGTAGTTATTCACGTAGTTGGAAAAACTACATGGACGCCGTCGTCAAGGAGAAGAAACAAAAGGGACAACCATCCGGGACTGGGACTCCGGCCGGTGCCCCGCCTCCGATACCTGTCCAAGATCCAGGTGGCGGGCAAGGTCCTCCTCCTATTCCGATCGTCGGTGTGCCGTAAGGATTAATGAAAAATGCCGATCATTTACCGAACGGCCGGACCGTGGGGCGCTGGCAAGGGAGCTAACCTCGTTGCCGGTGAGGTCGACGGTAATTTTTACGACATCAATAACCGGCTGACCGTCACCGAGGAGAACATCCCAACGCTGGTCTCGATTTCGTCCTTCGAGGTCAGCGGGAATCTTTTCTATATCCACATGAGCAACGGTACCATCCAGGGACCGTTCGCGTTACCGCAGCTGGCGTGGAACTTTCGCGGGCAATGGGTTACCAATACCCTGTACAATCTCAACGATGTCGTTAGCTACAATGGGGGCACGTACATGGTGTTGTTCAACCATGTCAGTGCATCGCCGTTCGATCCGTATGCTAATGACGGGGACGGTCATTTTTACTACGGGTTATTGCTGACCAATCCCGCCAACACTATTCCTGCCGGCGGGGTTGCCGGGCAGTACATCTACAAACTCTCCGATGCCGATTACGACATGGCTTGGCGGACACCGTTGGTGTTCCCGGCACAGGCGTTGCGGGAGGCACCAGATCCGACCTACACCGTGACATTGGACAACATCGCAAGCTACGTGCGCTGCATCAATGGCTCCGGTTGCCGAATCATCATTCCAAATGACTCGACTTTGGCCTTTCCGGTTGCCTGTGAAATCACGTTTCGTCAATGCACGAGCGCACCCGTGATTTTGCAGGCGGCTTCCGGTGTGTCACTCAGTCCGATAGTCGGTTTTTTGTTCAGTGATGGAAGTGTTCAAACGGGACGCAATGGTGCCGTGATCACGGCAAAGAAGATCAGTGCCAATAATTGGGACGTGTTTGGGCTGCTGGCAGCGGGAGTGTGATCGTGGCTGGAGACGATCGGGTCAGTATCATTAAACGGATCTATAAGGACGACGACCAAACCAGCGGCGTCTGGGTTGACATCGAGCGCATATCCGAAATGACCGTGACGGCACCGCAAGCGGACAATCTGGGTTTGCAAAAAATAACATATTCTTTTGATTGGGGCACTTTCGACTCTGACGTTGCAGCGGCCAGCGGTCAGGACACCGATTACATCGAGTTCAAGGAAATTTTCGATCCGAGCAACCCGCCAACTCCAGGCCATCCAGGTAGCGGCACGACGATCAAAATCCCGCTTCGCCGTCAGTTGGTCATCGAGGACGCCAACAATACCTACCGGGTCTTTTTCGAGAACCACGAAGACAACGAGACTCGTGAGGTCCACGTTAAACGCGTTTACCATTATGACATCCCTGATGTTCGGCTCGATACGAATGGGCAGCCGCCAAGCGATCCCGGGGATTACTTCAATGTTTTGACACAAGAGGCAAAGGACGAAGGCCAGTATATCGATATCGAGATCATTGACGGTCACACGCTCGAGCGAAACCGGGGGCAGTCGTACTCGAAACAGAATTGGGCACAGGACGTCAATGCTATCTTATCCGAAGGTTTGTGATGGCGAATGGCGATGGCAATGCCGTAATCGACCCGCCGTGGCGGCTTGATCCATTTCAGAACATCGTCAATGTGAGTTGGGGAGCAGGAAATGCCATTGTTGTGTTCATGGAAGTGTCGCCATTTGAACCTCAACTCGTTTTTACGTTGTCTTTGACGACGAGTAAATCAGGCACATATTTAGACACTTGGACTGCGCCTACATGGAGCAACGATCAGGCCCCATTCAAATGTTCAGCCTATCAAGTCCGAGGAAATGCTGTTGAATTCCTCACGTCGGTATCTCCAGATCTGCCACAGCCTAACGATGTCAATGGCGCCAGGTTGGTTGTGCTCGCGTTTGCTGTTGATGCGTTTGCTGTTGATGGTGGGTTAGCTAATGCCACCGCAGGTACAAAACTCATAGCTCCGCTTTACATAGTAAATGCAGGGAACGCGGATCTGCCTTCCGATATAGCTCCATCCGGGTTGCTCTGGAGCATTGAGACCGGAGACCAGGTCCCGGACGTAACCATGCCATGGAAAATGCGCTATGGCCCGCATAGAGACGACCAGGCTAATCCACAACCTCAGCCTTTGCCCAATTCCATGGTGCAATGCTATCCGGTTATTTCTTCGCATCCTGGATTCGCTGGCGATGAGCACGTTACATACACCGGATACTATTTGAATGCATATCGACTGGATAAATCCGGGACCGGTGAGGTTTATGCCGAGAGCAAAAAACCTCCCGAATGGGATGTAAAAATTATGACGTATAGCCAGGGACCTCTTTACGGCATTCCATTTCAGGATCCACCTCCTTTGATCTTAAGCGATTGATCTCATTGTGGGCCGTGGCAATCAACTCGTTGATTGAAAGCATACCGAGATGCTCGATGGAGTCATCGCCGAAGAACTGTTGATCCCATCCGCATCGACAATACCGCTGTGGAGTGACCCGGATAGCTTCCCATCGGCGATTGTTTCCGTTCCCGGCTTTCTTTTGTTCGAAGGTCAGTTCAATGAAGGCGATCTCATCTATGCTGCCTATGTCGGTGATGTCGCCAAGAGCATCTTCCCGCCGGTGTATGTCGATCCCGATGCCGTCTACAATTTTACCAAAGGCTTCAGTGCGGCAATCGTGGCCCCGCCGCTCGCGGATGCCGACGTTGTCTACAGGCCGACGGTGCTCAGCAAGGTGCTCGGCCCGCAGTTGTTCGTGGACGTCGATGTCTTCGGTGGCGCCAGGAAGATCACGCAAGGCAAGGCGACCATCAATCAGACTGTCCCGATCAGCAATGTTGTCGATGTCGATATTGTTTATGGCCCCATTGTCGAACGTGCCGGTCGCACCATCGTCACGCAACAGATGGCACTCGCGACCGACAGCGAAGTCATCCATCTCGACGAGACGACTGCTGCGACCAGTGTCTTGCTCGAGACATTGGTCAGTGAGACCGCGTCCTATACACCGCCGCCGTTCGGATATTTGTCGCCGGCATCGGTCAGCAGCGCTGATGTGGTGTGGTCGGCTGGTATGGTCGGACCGGTCGCGCCGGCCGCTCTCGTCGATGGCGATGTGTTCTACCCGCCCACCCAGCAGCTTCCCGTCGTCCCCGGCACCGTTCCTGCGGATGACGCATTCCCCGTGGTGTCGCTCGCGCGAGGATTCGGTGCACCCATCGTCATCGCCGCAGACATCATTAACGGTCTGGCTCTCGGGCAGCCCGGCTCATTCGCCCTGTATGTCGATGCCGGCGAGTTCATTTCGTCCCCGACCATCGTTCTGCAATCGACCTATCTCACATCCGCGTCGGTCGTGGATAGCGACACCTTCTATCCACCTCTTGAAGGGCAGGGCATCGGCGTCGCCTACGATCCATTGCTGGGAGCCGATGCAGTAGCCGCGCCGGTCGTCAATCGCGCTCCCCTGTTCCCGGTCGTCTCGGTCGTCGATCCCGAGCCGATCTACGTGCCCGTCATCGGGGACGCGCCGCATGTGCCGAGCCTCGTTGTAGATGTGGACGCGTTCCTTGCGCCAAATATCGGCGTCACCCAAAACCTATTGGCTGGCATTCTGACCGATGGTGACGCGTTCAATACGCCTGCACTGGCAGCGGCTGCGGGCTTTGATGGGACACTTGCGCTCGATGGCCCGATCATGCCGGCCACCCCGCAGCCCACAGTGATCTATATCGAGGGTTAGCTTTCATGGCATTCTACGATCTCGCTTGGTACTGCAACGCCGGGGATCAATCGACCACCGGCTATTATGCCGTCACGAAATGGGCGACAGGCGCGACTATCGCCGCTGGCGCCTTGCGGCGACAAAATACGGCTCCTGCAGTCAACAGCGAGCGCGTATTTGTTTGTATCGTCGCTGGCACCACCAATGCCACGACCGAGCCGACCTGGGTTTTAACCCGTGGGGCGAAGACGACGGACAACACGGTCACTTGGCAGGAATGCACGGGCGCGTCTGCGGTCAACGGCGATCTGACCAACACACCGACATGGTCGCAAGCAAGGGCGATTAACACAGCCGTCACGCTCGGCGCAATCATCCAGCGCAACAACGGCGCGAGCTACTGGATATGCAGCACGGCGGGAAGCGTAGGCGCATCCGAGCCGGCTTGGGCGAACAACACTGCGGGTACGACACAGGCTGACAGCACTGTAACGTGGACATGCTTGGGCGTGGTGGGCAACTTCACCGGCGGACAAGCCCCGCACGCGCGGGTGCAGAACGCTTGCACCGCGACTTGGTGGGTTGCTGGTAACACGATCTACATTGGCGACAACCACGCCGAGTCGCAGGCAACGGCAATCACGATCACGCCTGCGCTTACTACTGCGACCATGAGCCGGATAATCTGCCATAACCATTCCGGCAGCTACCCGCCTACGTCTGTCGCGACCGGTGCGACAATCTCGACTACCGCGGCACTTAACCTAACTTTTAATCCGAACACAGGTGGCATTTATATTTACGGCATTACGTTTCAGGCGGGGGTGGGCTCATCCGGTGCTGCGCAGATTCTTTTGACGCCAGCCGGTGCGTTTTATTATTTTGATAATTGCGGCTTTAAGATTGCGACCACTCTTGCAAGCGCACAAGCGGTTCAATTGAATGTCGCCAATGCTGCCGGTGCCATGACATGGAACAATTGCACGGTGAGCTTTGGAGCCGTCCAGCAATTCATCGACGTTGGAGTCGTCAATTTTACTTGGCAGAATAGTGGGCAAATATTGGCGAGCGGATCGTCGGTGCCGACAAATCTTTTCAATTGGTCCAGCACTAGTCGTTTTGGAATTATGACATTGGAGGCGCTCGATCTGAGCCAGCTCACTGGTGGTCTTGTCGGCAATGCGCAGTCCTCTGAGCAGAGCAATTTCGTAGTCAAGGATTGCAAGCTGAACGCTTCGATGTCGGCGCCCGCTCCCGCGGCCCTGGCGCAGGTCATTCAGATGGTCCGTTCCGACAGCGGAGCAACCGGTTACAAGTCCGCCCGCTATCAATATGAGGGCGCCGAGACGACCGAGACCGCGATCACGCGCGTCGGCGGCGCAAGCGATCCGACAGGGCAAGCGCAATCGCGCAAGATCGTCACCACCGCCAACTCGCAGTGGCTGCGGCCGTTCAAGGCCGAGCCCTATGCGATTTGGAACCCGACGACCGGTGCCAACGTCACGGTGACGGTGTGCGGGACGGTCAACGCGGGGGCACTGCCCAACAACGACGACATCTGGCTGGAGGTCGAGTATTTGGGGTCGTCTGGAAGTCCGCTGGGGACGATCGTCACCACGACCAAGGCCAATCTGCTGACGGCGAACGCTGCGATCGCGTCGGATGGCTCGACCTGGAACGGCGGCGGCTCGGGCGCAGGTTGGTCCCCCTTCAAGCTCACCGCCACGCTGTCCTCACCGCAGCCCGGCATGGCCGGCTACCTGCACGCGCGGGTGCGCGCCGCGAAGCCGTCGACGACCTATTACATAGACCCGAAGATCATCTTGACATAACGGAGAAAAGCCTATGACCGAGGAACGCGCCGAGGCGCGCGAATCCAGTGACGCGTCTGTCATCCGCGGCAGCGGCCTCGGCGAGCACGCCGACGCGCACGGCCGCTATGAGATCGAATGCCGCGGGGCCGCCGGCAAGCTTAAATGGCGCGAAGTGATCGACAACGTGGTGGCCACCGTTGGCAAGAACCTGGCGCTGGATTCGTTCCTCGCCGGGACAGCGTACACGGTGACCGGGCCATTCATGGGCCTGATCTCGTCGACCTCCTATACCGCGGTCGCCGCAACCGACACGATGGCTTCGCATTCGGGATGGCTCGAGGCCGGCGGCACCAATGCACCAGCCTATTCCGGCAACCGCAAGACCGCAGTTTGGTCCGCAGCGACGGCGGGATCGAAGGCGCTGTCGGCGGCGCTGTCGTTCGCCATCACCAGCACCGGGACCGTCAAGGGGGCGTTCCTGTGCTTCGGCACCGGCGCGGTCGCCACCAAGGACGACGCCAACGGCACGCTGTGGTCGGCCGGCACATTCTCGACCGGCGACAAGGCGGTGGTGAACGGGGATACGCTGAATATCAACTACTCAACGAGCCTGTAAGGATCAGGAGCCGAACAATGTCGATACTCATTTCGTTCCTGTATCTGCTGTTATATATAGCCATCGTCATCTTCGTGGCGTTCGCGATTCGGTGGTTGATCGTCAGCTTCATGGGCTGGTCGATTGACGCAAATATCGAGAAGTGGGGCCGCGTCATCGTCGGTCTGCTGTGCCTCATCGCGATCGTGGTCTGGCTTGCTGGTGTATTGGGTATGGGTCCGGGGCTGCCGCATCCCGTCTACGGGAGATACTGATGCGCGGCTGGATCATCGCCATCGGCTTCGCGCTGATCCTCGTGGCCGGGATCTGGGTCGTGCATACGCTCGAGGCGATGTACCCATGATGACCTCGGTCAGGTCGTGGTTCGCAGATAACCAGGCGCTGGTCTACTTCCTGGTGGCGCAGGGCGTTGCCATCGGAGCTGCGGTCTTGAGCATTACAGCCTACATGGTCGAGCTAGAGGCGCGCGTGACCACGCTCGAAGTGCGCGGCTCGCCGCATCTCGCTGAGATCAACAATCGCTTGACGGTGACCGAGAAAGAAACGCAGGCCAATAAACAGCGATTGGAACGGATCGTTGACGTGATGACTAAGAGGCTAAACATAAACCCATGAATGAAAATCTCACATTGACCCAGGCCGGCGCGAACCTCATCAAGCATTTCGAGAGCTGTTTGAAGGAGGATGGCGACCGGTTTCGTCCTTACCGGTGTCCGGCCAACGTGCTGACGATTGGCTGGGGCCACACCAATCACCACGGCGAGAAATTTGACGAATCTTCGCGATGGACGCAGGCGATGTGCGACGACGCTTTCCTCGATGACATGGATGGGTTCGAGGACGCGGTTCGCAGGCTAGTCAAGGTCGAGCTGGAGCCGTGGCAGTTTGATGCGCTCGTGTCATTCACCTACAACTGCGGCGAAGGCAATCTGCAGAAGTCCACGCTGCTGAAGAAGATCAATGCCGGGGATTTCGAAGGCGCTGCAGATGAGTTTAAGCGTTGGAATAAAGCCAACGGCAAGGTCTTGGCTGGCTTGGTGCGGCGGCGGGCCAGCGAAGCCTTGGTGTTTCAGAACATCACCGATGAGGACTACGACGGTAAGCCGGACAAGGTCATTCGGCCGATACCGGAACCGATGCCGCAGGAGGTCGACAGTCCCGATGACTAGGCGGTAAGGTGAAGGCGTTACCCCCCATGACTTGGCCCCGCCGCAAGCGGGGCTTTTTTTATTTCTTCGGCGGGCAGTTGTTCAGCAGCCCTTTCCGTATGGCGATGGCGACGGCGTTGGCGCGGTTGGCGGCACCGAGATGGGTCTTGATGCGCTCGATATGATCGAGGACCGTGGTCGTTGACACGCCGAGCTCGCGGGCGATGGTCTTTGCCGTTTTGCCGTCCGCGATGAGGCGCAAGACGTGCCGTTGGCGCTCGGTCAGCGTCATCGACGGAGGGCGCGCGCGCTTTGGTCTATGGGGCATTGCAACCCCACCGTACCGTTGAAACATTTGGGTATACGCCCCTAAGAAATTATGGGTCAAATTAACGTGAAAATCGCGCAAAGGAATCATAATTGACACAACCCATGGATGGCGGGCGCCGGCCGAGCCGCTAGCGGCGGCGGCTATAAGAGGAAATGGGAGT